ATCCACAAAAGCACAAGGTGGAGCGATATTGCGAGGATCATTAACGACACGAAGGTTCGGAATAGTTTGGAGAGTAGTGACCAGATCATCTAGTGCCTCATTAAGAAAGTCCGTGTAAGCCATTTTAGGCGACCTGTGGTCTGTTGATGCCTAACAACTGTTTGACGATGCCTGAGAGCCCTACAACGGGCGCTGATGCCATGTCAGTGAACGACGCAAATTGATCTACGCTCCCGCGCTGACGGTACAAGGCTGACCCATACATCAAAGTGCCTAGCGTGACATCTCCGCCAGGTGAAGTTGAAAGCGAATCTATGTACGAACTTTCTTGACGTCGGCGAAAACAGAACGCGTTCGCCGCGGCTGCACACTGAACTAAGAAAGCAGTTTCGTCACCGCTTGTCGTGATGCCGAGATATGTGGCAATTTGTGGTCCTGTGATCCAAGTGCACGTCTGGTCAAAAGTGATCGTGCCGGTGATCGCCTGCAACTCCATCGGAGTTTCAGACTCAGCCCACATGACCGCGTTCTCTAACGGATACGAATAGTCGTATTCGATAAGACCTTCAGTATCAACATTGATCGGCAGGAATTGGGGCATCGCATAAACAGATTTGACTCCGTTGTATGCGACGGCCCATCCCGCGACGGTTATGGATGCACCGACGACGATTTCGTTTGGTGTCAGCGTTGTTACGGTGACATAGCCAGGAACGATGACCGCTGTTTGAAGTGTGTAAGTCGCTGCCATAGCGACCTCCGATCAGGCCTGAGTGATCTTGCGAATCATGCCAGGCACAGCGGCGAACGTACTCACATACGAATGCGCTGAGAACAGGCGTGAAAGCGTTGCAGGCTGTTCAACACTCATCAAAGTTGTGCCACTTTCGTAGTACTCGAATGCCTTTGAAGCGTTGGTGATGATCATGGTCTTGGCAGCGAAGTTACTGTCAACGACGATTTCAAGTCCGAGCGGATTCGAGCCGACCCAAGTGGTTGCGTTTCCGCTACCGATTGAGTTCTGACCAACTAGACCAGCACCTGGCGAAGCGTATGGGAATAACGGCCTGTTCGAGCCGTCCACGACCTGCCCCAATTGGCCCCATACGTCTGGGCTGACAAAAATTGTGTCGGGGAAAAAGTTGGTTCCGTTTGAAACATCAACTGCGGCGTCGTAGATGGACTTCATCAAGTCAACAGCGGTTCCATCCCAAACACCCGACGCGGACGCGGCGGTGAGAAGTGCGTCGGCGGCAATGTCGTCGGTCTTGTACATGAGAACGCCCATAAGGTCATTCAAGATCAACTGCATTGCTGCGGGGCTGGTGAACGAAATGTCCTGAACTGACAAACTCACCTGTCCCGCTACGGTGGTCTTGCTGATCGTATTCGAGGCGATCACCATTGTGGTTGCGGACACTGCATCAAACTCGGCGGCTTGTGCAGCCGCTGAAGTGTGGGTCGTGATAGTCGGACGAACAAAAGTCTTTTGTGCGCCACTGTCAGGATAAGCGCGAGCGCCCAGGCGATTGACCACAGGCCTGACGAAGTTAATATTTTGCACCAGCGTGCCGGCCACGGGAACTGGGAGCAAACCAGGCGTGTTGGTGGTGGCTACATCGCCTGCAGCGGCTTCGTAGGTTGACTGGTTTTCAATTTTCCAATCGGTGACCGACTGATTGACTTTTGCGAAAGTTTCTCCGCCTTGGTGGTAAGCGGCCATCCACTCGCCTGCACTCGGAAGGCGTGCGGGACGCTTAGCCGATGCGAAAATGGTGGGGGCGGTTGGCGCGGCTTCAGGTGCTGCGGCTTCGATATGTTCCGACATAGGTGTCTCCTCGACTTGTGGTTCTGTTACTGAGATTTCGTCGGGAGTTGTGTCTGCTGAAGCGGCCACATCTGTGATAGTAGCACCGCTAAAGGCGGGTATGGGGACAAGGCTCAACTCACGCATTACTGCTGACGTGATAACCATTGTCCCGTCATCGTTACGGGTGGAGGTAAGAACATCTACACCGACCGAAACATTGTCTAGAACGCCCTCTTTGGCGAGTTGTAACGCTTCGTTTCCTGCAACAGTGTCCGCAATCTTGGCAGTGAACAACATTCCTTGAGGTGTTTCGGTGCGTGAAGTTACAAGGCCGACGGGTCGCGATGAGTCGTGATACATCAATAGTTTCGGGGCTTTATCGTCAACGGGAAGCGAGCCTGGAGCGAACTGGACTTGTGTCCCGTCGCTAACTGTTGCCGACACACCGTAGGGGACAGCGATACCAGAGATCGTGCGGGTCGGCGCTTCACCAGCGGCGGCTTCAACATCTACTGCAAAGCCTGCGGACAGAGTTAGTTTCATGAATTAGTCTCCTCAATAGTTTCTGTCATGTCGGGAGTTTCGGACATCATTTCGTCTTTCATCATTGATTCCAGATAGGAGTCAATATCAAACTTGACCATCGTGCCACGGGGCAAAACATTGTTTCCGCTGAGCGTTTGCGACACGCAGTCCAGATATTGACGTGCACCAAACAGGAGCAAGTCCTCGCGAGCACCAACCGAAGTCGTGTATTGGTATGAGCCAATGTCGAAACCAGCCAAGTAAAACGGAATGTTTCCGAGGCGACACATCTCTTTTCCGCTAAAGTCTGCCGACTCAATCATCAACATGTTGTCCGGTAGCGCCTTAGTTTCCTCGTACTTGAGGAACTCGTTAAGTGCGGCCGTTTGGTTGTTAACGCGAGCAGAGTTAAACGAAGTAGCAAGGTCGGCAAGTTCTTGGGCCGACAGGGGTTCGCCGCCAGTCTGCATCAAAACACCCGAAGGCAAAAGCGATTCCGCGTTGCGATAACGGCTGGCTTCGACACGGAGCGCAGTTTCAATAGCGGTTTGCGACGTGTAAATGATTCCTTGAACGGGACTAATGAACTGGACAAGATCGTTCGGGTCAAGCATCCCGCCTTGAAAATACACTTCGTTAGAAGGTGCATAAAACACTGGACCCGTTTGGTCCTGACAGGTAACGGACCCCGCTGGCAAACGCGTAAACGATGCAGGGAAACCGTCAGCGGTGCGACTGGTTATAAACCAAAACGCTCGGCCGTAATAGAAAAGATCGTCCAGCGTCCAAGCCATGATCGTGGCGTAAGGGATTGTGGGGTCGGGTTGGCGCAACCATGAACGCGGTGCGATATAAACGCATTCCATTTCTTTTTCGGTGTCATCCCAAATCTCGTTGTACATTTCCAGTTTGGTGGATGAGATCACTGAGGCGAGAAGGTCACGCGCTCGACTTAATGTCGGGATGCTGTTGGCGCGGTTGCGGGCGTCGCCTTCGTAATACGCGAAATACTGACCAATGAAATTGACGCCTTGGTTGGACTGGTATGTCCCGTACGATCCAGCGGCGGCGGCTTTATGGGATTCGTTAACGGGGCTGACCGCTGCTTTGGTCACTTGTTTTGAGAATATGCCCACAGTTAGTTCCGATCGTTAAAGGTGTGATGGGCAAGCCCGACACCTGCCCACCACACACCCACAATAGTTCAACTGACCACCATCATGGGTTTAGCCCGATTCTGATACTTGCTAGAGAGCGCGATACCCCACACTGCACACTTCGCCAATTCGATAGGTCCTGGACTCGATTTGTGGCTGAGCGTGACTCCCATTCCCGTCTTGATCATGACGGCACGGTTCATATGTTCCGACAAAGTGAGTTGCCCCAAATGCTTGACGCGGCCCTCCAAAATCATCTTTTGCGCAAGACCCGTAAACTTGATCAACTCCGCCTGACCGACGACAGTCATACGACGACGCAGGCTTAAAGGCGCATGGATTTCTAGTGTCGGGGTAATAGCCAGAGCAACAAGTTTGTCGGCCATGACTCGATCAACTTCGGCCCACATAGACGCTTCGTTATCCACGATGAACTCCACAAACGTGGTAACAACACTGTCAACCATTGACGACCTAACACCCACATAACGATTTGTGTCCATTGACATTTCCACACAGAGAACACCGCCCTCCGGCATAGGGCCCTCAATTTTGCAACTGCCCCACACGCCCTCATCCAACCAACTGCCTCGACTACTAATAAACATATTGAGGTGAGCGCGTAGGAAAGAGTCTTTCTTTGACACCGCCTGGAGCGCCTCAATCGTAATTGTTTTACCTAACGCAGGGTTCGCATAAATCCAGTTCTCAGGGTTTCGCCAATCCCGATCACCAATACTCCACTCAGCGAAATAGAGACGCGACGACTCCTGTTTCTCTATCTCGTTAATAGCCGTCTCCCGCATATGAATCATTGCCGTACTCGACTCGTCACCAGCCGTAGACCAACACGAAAGCAACGGCGATTTACGCGCAATCTGCGAAGGCCGCAAAGCCTCCGACAAACACTTCTCAGACACATTGAAAAGTTCATCCACGACGATCAAGTCATACGAACCACCATGCAAATTAGGAGACGCTGCACGAACCTCCCACATAGACCCATCAGGCATCGTCACCGACTTACGACCAAACGTCCGCATCGCCTTAGCACCAAACAAATCCACCAGCAACGGAGCCAGGCTATTAAAGATCGCCTCAGCACGATCCAAACGGTTAGCGACCGACAAGATGTTTTGAGGCTGGCCGCGCAACCTAGCGAAGTCCGTCAACCACCAACCGATCATCG